AAGCCAGATGTCAATGAAGCAGATTGCCAGCCTGATAATCATGCAGAGTCTGGACCGGATTGTATATGACAAGGAGGTGTAGACCATGAATGTATATGAGAAACTGCAGCATGTCCAATCCGGATTGAAAGCTCCTAAAAATCAATATAACAAGTTCGGCAACTACTATTACCGGAATTGTGAGGATATCCAGGAGGCGGCCAAGCCCCTCCTGCAGGAGGTAAAAGCGGCGCTGGTGGTCGGGGACGAGCTGGTCATGATTGGGGACCGGTATTACATCAGGGCCACTGCCCGGTTTGTGGACTGTGAATCCGGCGAGATGGTGGAGAACACGGCTTATGCAAGGGAGGAACAGGAAAAGAAGGGCATGGATGTGTCACAGGTGACAGGGAGTACCAGCAGCTACGCCAGGAAATATGCCCTGAACGGCCTGTTCTGCATTGATGATGTGAAGGATGCAGACAACCAGGATAATACAGCCGGAAAAGGGCAGACGTCCACCAAGGGCACAAAGGGCAGCGCAAAGACATCCGGGAAGCAGGAAGCGGAGAAGCCGGCAGGGGCAAAGAATGAGACATCCACATCACAGCCTGACCAGAACGCAGGGGTGGATAAGGTAACCCCGGCCATGATTGAGTCTGTGAAGTCCCTGGTGGAGAAATACAGTGCCAAGGGATTAAAAATGGAGAAGATCCTTAAGATGTACAGTATTAAGGATATAGCGGAAATGAACGTGGTCCAGTACAAAGACTGTATGGGAAAACTGGAACTATACAAGAAAAAGGATTCGGAGGAATCGAAAAATGAATAGAGTGATTCTAATGGGAAGGCTGACCCGTGACCCGGAAATCAGATATTCGCAGGGCGAGTGCTCCATGACGATTGCGAAGTATACGCTGGCAGTGGACCGGAGAGGACGCAGGAACCAGGACAACGATCAGGCGGCAGATTTTATTAACTGCGTTGCATTTGACAGGGCCGGGGAGTTTGCGGAGAAGTATTTCCGCCAGGGAATGCGTGTCCTTGTTTCCGGAAGGCTTCAGACAGGCAGCTATGTGAATAAAGAGGGCCAGAAAGTATATACCGCGGATGTCATTCTGGATGACCAGGAATTCGCAGACAGCAGGAACGTATCATCTGATACAGGCAGCGGCTATACGCAGGCAGCTCCGTCTCAGAGACCGGCTCCTGTTGGTGCGATTGGTGATGGGTTTATGAACATTCCTGATGGAGTGGAGGACGAAGGACTGCCGTTTAATTAGACAGAGGTGAGTGCTTGAATATACAGATTGATTCTCGCGAGAAGGCCCGCGCTATACGGAAGATTGTGGCGGAGTTCGACCGCCAGGGCGTGGACCATTTCGTATCAAAATTATATGTCGGGGATTATATGAACTATGATAATCCCCGTTTGATTATAGACCGGAAACAGGACTTGACGGAGCTGTGCGGGAACGTCTGCCAGGGGCATAACCGGTTCCGCGATGAAATTCTGCGGGCCAGGGAACATGGAATTGAAATTATCATTCTGTGTGAACACGGCCGGGGGATTGAATGTCTGGAAGATGTGATATGGTGGAGAAATCCCCGACGGATAGAACGGTACAGAGACCTGTATACAGGCAGATGGATGGAGCGGGAGACGAAGGCTACAACCGGGGATAAGCTTTATAAAATTCTATGCACATTTGAACGCAAGTATGGCTGCCGGTTTCTGTTCTGCGAGAAAAAGGACACCGGGAAACGGATTATTGAGCTGCTGGGTGGTGATTGCCATGACCAGTGAGGAAATAAAGGCGACGTATAGCATGCGGGATGTGGTGGAGAGGTATGGGCTCCAGCCAAACCGGGCAGGATTCATCCACTGTCCCTTCCATGGCGGAGACCGGGAACCATCCCTTAAGGTATATGACCGGGACTTCCATTGCCATGCCTGCGGCGCCCATGGTGATATCTTTGACTTTGTTCAGATGATGGATGATGTCTCCTTCAAAGAGGCATTCCACCGACTTGGAGGAGAATATAAGGAGCCGACATTTTCAAGTCGGTTGGCGGTCTACCAGGCACGGAAGCAGCGCATCATGCGTCAAAAGGAGGCAGAGCGGGCCAGGGAGAAGTGCAGGCTGAACAACATGCTTATAAGCATCTACAGGGCCTATATGGAGCATTCAGAGCCGCTAAGCGCTACCTGGTGTGACTGTTACAATGCCCTGCAGTACCAGCTGTATGTGCAGGCAGAATTAACCGGATTGGAAGCGAGGTGGTAGCATGGTGCCGTTGAAGGAGCTGACGGCCGAGACAATACTGTCTAAGGAAATACTGACAGAAGTATTCGATCAGGAGGATGAACTGTACCGGGCCGAGCTGCTTGCCTCACTGGGCCTGCGTGCCGCCGAACTAAAGGTGAAAACGGAGTTCAGGGAAATGGTAGCGGCCTACAAACGAATTGAAAAGGAAATGAAACGGCAGGAACGGGAAAAGAAAAGCCAGCCGTGTACACTGGATCAGTGGACAAACTTTGAAGGGCCTTATGACAACATGCAGTGCAGGGAGTGGATTGCCACAGAATCAGGCATCTGTCTAAGAAACCCGTCAACTGGGTATACGGACATACTGGCCTGTTATCATCCAATCCTGCCAGTGGAACGGCTCAAGAATCTTGAAACAGGTGAGGAACAGATTAAGCTTGCCTATAAACGGAATGGAAGATGGGAGGAGATAATTGTGCCTAAAACGATGGTGACATCAGCAAATAAGATTGTGTCCTTGTCGGGACGGGGGATTGCTGTAACAAGTGAAAATGCGAAGTACCTTGTGCGGTTTTTGGCAGATGTAGAAAACGCAAACGAGGAACACATAGCGGTTCAGTATTCCACGTCAAAACTTGGATGGATCCGCGGAGGATTTCTGCCGTATGATACTGACATTGTGTTCGATGGGGACGTGCGGTTCCGCCAGATAGCGGAGAGCATCGGGCCATCCGGAAGCCGTAATAAATGGTATGAGCATGTGCTGGAGCTGCGCCGGATTGGCCGGCTGGAGGTTAAGTTTATGCTGGCGGCATCCTTTTCAAGTGTCCTGGTGCAGCTCCTGGGCGGCCTGCCGTACTTTGTGGACCTCTGGGGAGAAACGGAAGGTGGAAAGACGGTGGATCTGATGCTGGCTGCGTCTGTCTGGGCGGATCCGGACGAGAGCGCCTACATTAAAGATTATAAGGGGACAGAGGTCGGGCTGGAAGCAATCTGTGACCTGCTGAATAACCTGCCCCTCATTCTGGATGATACCAGTAAGAAGAACCGGAAGATAGAGGACAACTTTGAGGGGCTGGTCTATGACCTGTGCTCCGGAAAGGGCAAGACCCGTTCCAACAAGGAGCTGGGACTGAACCGGGAGAATCACTGGAAGAACTGTATTCTGACCAACGGAGAACGGCCTTTGAGCTCCTATGTGACCCAGGGCGGCGCTATCAACCGAATACTGGAAATTGAGTGCGGTCAGCGGGTTTTTGACGATCCTGGGGCCACTGCGGAGCTGGTCAAGCGCAATTATGGCCATGCCGGCCAGGAGTTTGTGGATGTCGTCAAAGACATTGGGGTTGAGCAGATCCGCGAAATACAGCAGGGCTTCCTGCGCCAGCTGGCGGATGATGAGAAGATGCAGAAGCAGAGCCTGTCCCTGTCAATCATCCTGACGGCCGACAAGCTGGCCACAGATTACCTGTTTAAGGACAGGCAGTACATAAGTCTGGAGGAGGCCAGGGAGGTCCTGGTGGACCGTGATGAGCTGTCCGACAATGAGAGGTGCTACCAGTACGTGCTGGACAAGGTGGCCATGAATCCGGCCAGGTTTGATGACAAGGTGGAGAACGTGGAAAAGTGGGGCACGATTGAGAATGGATATGCCATCATCTACGCCACGGCCTTTACGGCTTTATGCAAGGAAGGCGGGTTTTCGCGCACATCTTTCCTGTCCTGGGCGAACCGGAAGGGCATTATCCAAGTGGAAGGGAACAGGAAACGGATGGACAAGGTGAAGAGCTTCAATGGGAATAAGATACGGTGCATTTTTCTCAAGTTAAATGACAACACGGACAGGGATGGATTTGTGAAAATAGAGGATGACGGCCAGGAACAGCTGCCGTTCAGCTGACAGGAACCATGGAGTAACCAAGGCATGGTTACCGCAAAAAGCTAGGTTTCATGCGGGTTTGCGGGTGTTTTTAGGGGTGAGTAACCATGGAACCATCCGAAAATCCTATCTATATACAGAAAAAAAATATTTTACAATTTTTGTATATATTTTAACAAAGATTTAGAAAAAATGCCTCGCGCGTAAGGGAACCTAAAAACATGGTTACTTTGGTTACCGTGGCTGACAAAGCCTTATTTT